CTCTTTTGAGCGATCGGTGAACTTTGTTCCCGAAATCAGGTAATCTGACTCGTTTACTGAGAACAGTACTGACCACACAGTAAAGGTGACCACTCAATATGAGTTGACCTATTATCAAGAGGGTAGGTTTAAAGAATTACTCAAGTGACTTCACAAAGTGATGGCCTAATTGGAATGAGTTAGGTTAAGAAAGTTATCAAACTGACTCCACAAAGTGGTGACTTAGTTGCAACGAGCTAAGTTTAAAGAGTAATCGAAGTGCGCCAACTGCGAGCAAGGCAAAGAAGAAAAAGCCAGCCGTTTGACAAACGTAGGCAACAGCCAGTCCGACGGAAGGAAAACCAATGTCGTTAAGGAAAACCCGTTGTGAGCCTGAGAAACGTAAAGACAAAGGGGATCGATAGCCTGCCCAACGCAAAGGGACCCGAGGTCACTGGGGCTATACATTTGGGAAAGGAGGTTGACGACTATGGGAGTGAACTTAACAACTCAAACCCGTGTGAGTCTCAAAAGCTTCACGAAGCGTCCTTATAGGATGCCTCGTCTCAAGACGTACTGCGACTTGATGTCAAAGGACCGTTTAGGGACATTGTACGACGACAATGTGGCTGACGCGCTTAAAGCTCAAGGTTATCAATTCGATGAGTCACCTCGCTCAGTTTATAGAGTTGATAAACTGTTTCTAGCGCTGTCCCAGTATGCGCCCAACAAAATACCGGACTTTATCTCCGATGACAACGTCAGTGCTGGTATCTCTCTAGCGTATGCTGCGTTCGCAAAGCCAAGCAATCTACCAAAGTTGAAGGCGCTTGATTTGACTCCTGAGACGATAGTTCGTATTACGAGCAATCCATCAGGATCTCCAGGTGTTACAAACTATGGTTGTAGCAAGGTCGAGTCCATGGTTAGGGCTCTTGAGAGAGGAGTGCAAACTCTGAAAGGTGAGAAGCAACCTGAGCCTTGTCTTGCTTTTGCACGCACGCAATTCAATGACAAGACCAGACTTGTTTGGGGTTATCCCTATTCAATGACGGTCTTAGAAGGCTTAATTGCTCATCCACTGATTAAGGAGTTCAAGAAGGGCTGTACGCCCATGGCTTTTGCCATGCCTAGCGGTGCATTGGGGACTAAGTTGCGAGTATCTAGCTATCATAAGGAATGGGCGTACTCGCTTGACATGTCGCAGTTTGATGCAACATTGTCAAAATCATTAATTCGAGTTGCGTTTAAAGTCTTACGCACTTGGTTTGATCTTAGTCAACTAGAACCGTATAGTG